GCCCTTTCGGGCTCTCCTCATGTTGAACTAGTTTCGACTCCATCGTTATGTTATCATATAGTGAATTAGAAGATATCGAGCCTTCTCGATTAGTCGAGTTTCCTATGAAAGTGGATAGAACTCCACCTAATTGGACCCCGCCTATCTCGAAGTTGCTCACTTTTAAGCTCCGCACTCCAACCTATACTAGGTTGCGTGAGAGGCTCTTAAGTGACAATACAAAGCCCAGGAAGTGGAAACCGTGTGAGCATTATAAAGCCTACACGGCGTACGCAGTCCCGGACTCGAACTTGATACCTTGGTACTCGAGTAGTGGCACGGGAACGTGCAACTATTCGGCATTGACTGGCGCGGACTCTCTGTTCGCGTTCATCGATACTACAGTACCTTCACTATTCGGAGCTTTCGGAAAGCATGTGAAGCCCAAAAACGGCGTCACATCGAACTTTCCGAGCTTGACAGTTGATAGGCCGGACGGGGGTTTTGTACCCAAATCTGGCAAAGTTGACGAGTACTGCACAGCGAGTTTAATCGCTATGTTACCACTCATCAAGGCTGACATTAGTCTCCCGAACTTCCTTTTGGAACTACGGGACTTTAGGTCGCTACCAACTACCCTCACGAACTTAGCGAACTTCTGCGAGAATCTCCCACGCGCTTTACAGCGAATAAGAGCCGCAGCTGGTTCGATGAGGACTATCAGGAGATCGTTTACACGATCGGCTGGTAATACTCTTCGTGAGTCACTCCGAGCAAGTGGCGATGCTTATTTGCAAAGCGCATTTAATATCGCCCCATTGCTTCGTGACATATGCAGCATTTATGCTGCGTTGACGCAAGCTAACAAGAAGATTAACGACTTGCTAGCGCGCCAGGGCCGTCGCCAAAAACGACATTATAGTCGAACTTGGCTTCCAACTGAGTATGCGTGCACTGAAGACACTGCCTCATTTAGCATGAACGGTGGCCAGTATTCGCTCTACGCAACAAACGTAGGCGAGACTGGCTGTCCAATGGCTAATACGGGTATGAGTCTCCGATGTGTACGTTACGCTATAGTGGAACAGGCTGAATTCCATGCGGAGATCGAGTATAATTACAATTACACTCGGTTCCAAGCTGAGAACGCTCAGATACTTGGTTTTCTAGATAGTCTCGGGGTTAATCTTAACCCTGCGATCATCTGGAACGCCATTCCGTGGAGTTTTCTAGTAGATTGGCTTTTCGGCGTGAGCCGTTGGCTAAATACTATGAAGACTTCTAATATGGATCCTGTCATCAACATAACGCAGTTTCTGTGGTCGACTAAGGTGCGTCGAAGGGTTAGATGCTATGTAGAATCTAATCCGACGTTCGCACAGAAGTTGGTTACACAGAAAACATTCTTGCCGGACATCTACGAAACGGCTTACCGCCGTGGAGTGGATCTTCCGACAAGCAGCTCGATTAAAACGAGCGGGCTGAGTTCTACGGAATTCAGTCTCGGTGCAGCCCTCGTTATTACACGAAGGCCTCAACGTAAAAACTGGAGACGATATGTCTCCTCAACCCGCTAGGACCTTAAAACCCTGGCAGAAACCAATAAGCATGTTAGCAAACACACTTAATACCAACGAAATCAAGACAACAGCTGGGGCGAGTTTAATTTTCTCTCGCCTTTCAACTGGAGTCCGTAACACCGAGTTCCAGCTCCTTAATGAGCCGGCCGGCCTCCCCCATCGCCTACTGATCTCTCATCAAGAGACCGGTTCGGGCTTCCTCAGACGTCGCCGCTCTGTAACCCGTTTTAATAAAACGATCGCAGGGCAGCTCGACGCTTCCGTCGGGGTTCTTGGTAGTCTATACATTGTTGCTGATCTTCCGATCGGTAACATGTCGGACAATACCTTGATTAACGGTCTGAGTGCAAACATGATGTCGTTCTACGCCTCACTTGGGGCGTCGACGACTATCTTGTTCGATGGTACGGGAAACGGAGCAGTGATTATGTCAAGTGGTGGCATTTAACATTGTTCCCAGAACGATTGGACAAAACCAATCTAGTATGGGAAAACGTGTATGTCAAAACAAGACGTTTCACTTGTCCTGGAATCAGGTATCGGCGATAAAGCCGATCTGATCCGGTCGTGCCAATTACTCGGAGTCTTTGCAAAAGGACAAAGAGTAATTGCGTTCCATCATCCAGCTCGTGACAGAGTGTGCATCCGTACCACTAGTAATAGTGGCATACGGACGTACATCCTTCGTCGCGTGCCTGATGGGACGAGGGAACTTCATCGTCATGTGTTCACTGGTGATCCAGTTTACCCGAAATGGGCGATCTGGCATCATCAGCACATACCGACGGAGTACCCACAGACAAACTCTAATGGATATTCATTTCCAGAAGAGTGACGGTTAGTACGGGAAACAATCAACATAATACAAATAATAATGCATATGAAGACAGTAACACGGAACACCGCGAAGTCTAGCACGAAAACCACGATTCCTCGTGGCGACCGCAAGTATACATTCATATTCCCCAATACGTGGAGGGTTTCTGCCCTCTACGCCATTGTTCAGGATGAGAATGGTAACTGGCGCCGTTGCGAAGTTCGGGTCGATAAGCTTAACCGCGTCTATAAACGGTTAGGCTAATCGTTCGTTGGTAATCTACAAGGTGTGTACATGCTCTAGGAGAGAAACCGTTAATGGTCCTCACGAAGAGCCTAGATGAATTGGAAATCATCGCTGCACTCCTTGTAGACGCTCTTGCGTCTCATGGAGAAGTGTTCAACACACGGTCCCTCAGACTTACCTTGCAAAAGGTAGGAAAGAGGTACCGCACTGAAGGACTCGGTCTTTTTACAAAGACCTTTCCCCGTCTTGGTAAGCTCTTTGATCAAGCGCTTACAGGAACTGTTTGTATGGACTCTGCGACCGTGGGATTCAAATCCCTCAGTAACAGTAAGCTACCGAGATTTCTCGGAGAGCTATTCACACAAATATTCCAACATGACGGCTATGTCCTTCCCGATCCAGACGCACAATGCGTTAAAACTATTCGGCAGATTCTCTATGCTTTTTACAAGTATGAGAAACCGTATAGCGTTGAGCAAGAACAACAAGTACTCGAAGCCTTTAAACAGGCTGAGAGGGACTTGTCGGACCTTTCAACTAAACTCGCAAGTATGCGGGCTGGTTGGATTGATTATAACACTAGACAAAGATGGCACAGAGATCAAGCGGAAGGCGTTAAGCCTTTTCTTGAAGTTTCTCTGGCATCTCATCCGGTTGTTATTCGCACAGCTCGAGGCCTCTTAAGTGAGCTCTTCGAGTCGTTTGACCCTACCGACATAGTCCCGAGGCACGGACCTGGAGCCGTTGCTACCAAGCAACGTCTTTCGGAAAAGTTCCTTTGGACCAATGTGTCGAGTCGAATCACAGAGAAGTATCCTCTAGATGCATATTATTTTGCATCTCTAGGGCACGTCTGTGATAGAAAAGATAGCTTCGATGCTATCAGTGAAACGGATCTCCCGGCGCGAGTAATTCTCGTACCAAAAGATTCCCGCGGGCCGAGACTCATATCGTGTGAACCCGTTGATTATCAATGGATTCAACAAGGTCTGAGTTCAGCCATTGTCCGTTTAGTAGAGCGACACCCATTAACAAAGTGGAATGTCTTCTTTACAGATCAGGAACCGAACAGGAGAGGAGCTCTTTTAGGCTCTTCGACTGGTCGGTACGCGACGCTAGACTTGAAAGAGGCTAGCGACCGTGTACATCTTGATCTAGTTCGACTACTGTTTCCGGAATCCCTCACGGGGTATCTAGAAGCATGTAGAAGTTCATCGACGGTGTTGCCGTCTGGTGAGGTTTTGTTGCTCAAAAAGTTTGCACCAATGGGTTCAGCATTATGCTTCCCAATCATGGCGCTCACTATATGGGCTATCCTCACTGCAAGCGCACCAAACGCAGATACTCGTGAGAGTATCTTAGTATATGGTGATGATGTCATTGTACCAACGACTTACGTCGAGAGCGCAATGGCCATCCTCGAAGAGTTTGGGTTGAAAATCAACCGCTCTAAGAGCTGCACCCAAGGACCGTTTAAAGAGTCCTGTGGCATGGACGCCTTCCAAGGCATCGATGTTACGCCAGTCCGTTTCAGGACTGTCTGGGATGAATCACCTCGTCCTGACGTCTATGATAGTTGGATTAGCTACGCTAACTCCTTTTATGATAGGCGATGTTCCGCAACGCACGAATTAATCGTGTCGAGATTAGAAGCCATTTATGGCCCCATCCCGAGCGAAGAGCTGGTCGGAAGATCAGCTCCAAGCTTACGCGGAATATCTGCTGATGCTAGAAGATTCAAACGGCGCTTTAATAAACATCTGCAAAAGATGCAATATAAAGTGCGCGTCGTTTCTTCTCCGTCAGTCGATCAAACGATAGATGGCTGGTCTATGCTTCTTCGGTTCTTTACCGAGGGTCAAAAACCTCCAGCTATAGCTGATACGCATCACGGCGGCTCGCTCGCGTCTTACGACGTTAGCCAACCGTTCTCAGTCAGTCGGTATACGAAGCGTCGAGCAAGCTTTCTTGCTCTACGCTGGCGATGAT